TCTTGACTACGATCCGCTGTCAGGCGTCTTTGTGTGGAAGGTAGACCGAGGCCCCAACAAAGTTGCTGGCAAGATAGCTGGGCACAGAAATCGCCTCGGCTACATCAGTATCAAGATAAATGATAAGCAGCATCTTGCTCACAGACTCGCCTGGATCTACGTTTATGGAAAAGAGCCATCTGTCGATATAGACCATAGAGATAAAAACCCTTCCAATAACCAAATCGAAAATCTTCGATTAGCCGGCCCAAGCCTTAACGGAGCAAATCGCAGACTAAACATTAATAACAGATCAGGTTATAAAGGGGTAATGCGCCACAGAACCAAATGGCGAGCATACATTAAAGTAAATGGAAAGGCCGTTCATCTCGGTGATTTTTCTCTAATAGAGGACGCTATAAAAGCTCGCAGAAGTGCAGAGCTTGCAACCTTCGGAGGATTTTCGTGAGAAGAAAGGAAGATTATAATTTACAGAAAGTTACTCTTAATCTCCGCTCCGGAGACTTCGACCGCCTCCGAACCCTCCACGGTCGGCTCGGGGCGGGGAAGGTTATCCGAGAGCTGGTAATCGGGCACATAAAGCGCGTCGACGAAACCGTCGCGCAGAGGGCCTCGATCAATGAACTGCGGCCGCTTAAAGTAGAGGACATCTTATGACAGATATCAGTGAACTCTTCACCCGCGACCCCGAGAAGCTCACGGTCGAGGACCGCCAAGCCATCATCGCAAAGTACCGCGAGGCGCGGCATCAATTCGTCCTCGGAGTGAAGCAGGCCGGGAACGCTAAACGCATCAAAGCGGAGGTGCCGAAGATTAAGGACTTGAGTCTTGATGATCTGGACATCTGAACAAAAGGAGTCGGGCCAATGAGAGATCGAGTAAAGACCTGCCCCAACTGCGGCTGCAGGCAATCACACGAGAACTACGTCTGCGAGGAGTGCGGATACCCAGAGACGGTGCTAGAGGCTGAGGAGTCAGACGATGACTGACTCCCCATTCCTCCCCGGCACTCGCATCCAATATGCTTGGGATAGCACGAGCCTCGGATGGCTCAAAGAGTGCCCCCGGAAGTACTACTACTCCATGATCGAGGGGTGGCGGAGCAATAAGCTCTCGATCGACATTCGTTTTGGCCTCTTGTTTCACAAGGCTCTCGAGAACTATGATCGGTACATCATTGAAGGCAAGAGTCATGACGAGGCTCTTGAGAAGGTCCTCGACGACACGCTGCACCTTACATGGGAGTCCACAGAGGACCATCCCGAGGGCGCTCCGTGGACCCCTGACCACCCCACCAAGACCCGCGAGAACCTGATCCGCTCAATCATCTGGTACGTCGAGCACTTTCGCGAAGACCCCGCCCAGACCATCATCCTCGCCAACGGCAAGCCCGCGGTCGAGCTCTCGTTTCGAATGGAGATGAATTGGGGGCCGAGCGTACCAGAAGCGTATGGCGGTGGAAGATACACCCGTGATGAACAAGATGAGTCTGTCTTCATTGGTGAACGCCAGCCCTATATCCTTTGTGGCCATCTTGATCGCGTCGTGACTTTTGTAGGAGGTACCTATGTCATGGATCGAAAGACAACTGGTTCCAACATCGGGAGTCACTATTTTGATCAATTCTCACCTGACAATCAAATGTCCCTCTACACAATGGCCGCAAAGGTCATCTATCAAACGCCGGTTAGAGGAGTTATCATCGATGGAGTTCAAATTGCGGTCGGCTTCTCTCGATTTGCGCGAGGCTTTGTTACACGTACAGACGCTCAGATTGAAGAGTGGCTTGGGGACCTTCGGTATTGGCTGAAGCTTGCCGAGGGCTATGCCGCGGCCAATTACTGGCCTATGAATGACAAGAGCTGCGGAGCATTTGGCGGTTGTGTATTCAGAAAAGTTTGTTCTAAGTCTCCAGAGGTCCGCCAAACCTTTTTGGAGTCCGACTTCAAAAAAGAACCCTGGAATCCCCTCGAAGTCAGGTGAAGCGATGACCTCCCAACTCCGCGCCATCTGGCCCCTCATGAAGGCCCGCGTCGTCTCCTACGAGGGCGGGGCCGCCAAGCTCTCAATCGGTGGCTCCACCACCATCACAGTCACTGTAACAAACCCTTCGATGTACGATATCAAGCCCGGAGACCTTCTAACCCTCTACACCGAAGTCCTTCTCGCCAAGCCCAACACAATCCAGTGAGGCCCAATGCCCGCGCTCAATGAAGCCCCCAAGTCCATCGTCAAAATCCTCCTCATCGGCGACTCCGGGACCGGCAAGACCGGCGCGCTCGCATCGCTCGTCACTGCGGGGTACCACCTCCATGTCCTCGACTTCGATAACAAGATCGCCAGCGGAATCCTCCCAATCCTCGTCAAGCGGGACTGTCCGGATAAGCTCAACAACGTCGATTACGAGCCGCTCCGCGACAAGCTCCGGTCGAGTTCCCTCGGCCCGATCCCTGACGGAATGCCTACGGCCTTCACTCGCGGCCTCGCTCTTCTTGATAAGTGGGTTGACGGGTCGATCCCGAGCACCTGGGGCGAGAAGCATATCCTCGTCGTGGATTCCCTCACCTTCCTCGCAGACGGCGCGTTCGCTTGGGCCAAAGCCATGAACCCCTCGGTCAAGGACCCGCGCCAGTGGTTCTACGCCGCGCAACAGGCGGTCGAGAATACTATCGCGCTCCTCACCGCCGCGAACTTCGCGACAAACGTCGTCTGCATCGCGCACATCTCCTGGCAGTCGCGCCCCGACGGCACGATGAAGGGATACCCCGCCTCAGTCGGAACGGCCCTTGGGCCGACCATTCCGGCCTATTTCGAGAACATGGCCCAATGCACCATCACAGGAGGGAAAAGGTACATTCAGACCGCGCCGACCGCGCTGCTGGACCTAAAGAATCCAGCGGCCTTTAAGATGCTTCCAACCCTGCCCATCGAGAATGGGCTGGCCGAGTTCTTTCGAACTATGAAAGGGGAAAAGTAATGCCGAAGCCAGTTGTGGAAATTGATACTGTGATTAGGGAATTGAACACTTGGAGAGATGAAATTCAGGGTGACCTCGATGATTGGGAAGATGAAGAGGAGGCAGAACGGGACGAAGACAAAGGTGACGAACTTCAAGGTATAATCGATCGTATCAACAGCGCACTTGATGCAATAGAGGAGTTGTGAAATGGCCAATTTCCAAGACATTCTCAATAAACCAATGGATGAGATCGACGCCCCGGTGCCCCTCCCTGTCGGCACCTACCTTTGCCTCGTTGATGGCGTGCCCGAGGTCTCTCAAAAGGGAAAGAACCAGAACACCGCGGTCACCTTCAACCTCAAGTTCATGCAGCCGCAGGCGGACGTGGATCAGAGCGCCCTCATCAGCGCTCTCAAGGGCAAGACCCTCCCCGACCGCTCGATCCGGCACAATCTTTGGGTCACTGAGGACGCGGCGTGGCGGCTCAAGCAATTCCTCAAAGACCATCTCGCCGTCGAGGCGAAAAGCATGAGCGAGGCAATCGCGCAAGCCCAAGGCCGACAGGTCTACGTCACCCTCGGCCACCGGCCCTCTGATGACGGTACACAGATCTACATGGACATTAAGTCCACCGCGAAGGTTTAACCCAGGTTAGGGAGCCGTGCCCCCCGGCCACTCCCTGACGTCCCTCCAGCCTGCTGTTTTTGCCCGACTCCGGTGGGCTGGAGGGTTCAATCCATATTATTCCGGGTCGGAAAGGTATTGCCCATGACCTCCGGTGTCTTTCATTCCATCTCCATCAACCAAATCCAAGTCAACCGTGAAGGGAGGCAGCGTCGTGATCTCACTACTGATATCAAAGAACTTGCTGATAGCATCAGCCGCCTTGGTCTCATTCAACCTATCGTCGTTACTCGTAGCCTCGATCTTGTTGCTGGGGAGCGCAGACTTGCGGCTGTCCGCCTACTTGGTCACACTCATGTCATTGCTCAATATGTTGATGAGCTTGATGATTCTTATCTTCGCGCGATAGAACTTGAGGAGAATGTAAAGCGCCTTGCACTTCCTTGGCAGGATGAGTGTAAAGCGGTTTACGAATACTTCGCCATTCGCCGGGCCGAGAACCCTGACTTCACCCAGGGCGACCTTTCCGTCGCCCTCGGCATAGAACCCAGCCATATCTCCGAGCGCCTTTCTGTCGCGCGAGAGTTGCTCAACGGCAACGAGCGCGTCGCCTCCGCACCACGATTCTCCACCGCCCTTGGCATCACTGAGCGGGCCGCAGCGCGCCGCGACGATGAAAGCCTCCAACAGCTTCGCCAAATCTCCAATATCGCCGCGCCCGAGCGCGCACCAGACCCGATCCTCAACCTCGACTTCATAAAATGGGTGGAGACCTATGATGGCCCTCGATTTAATTTTATCCATCTGGATTTTCCTTATGGCATTGAAAGCGATTCATTCAATCAGGGCGCGGCCGCAACGCACGGCGGCTACACCGATACGGAGGACACATATTGGTTACTTTGCGATACTCTCGCTTCTAACTTGCAGCGTCTTAGTACTGAGTCATGCCACTTTATGTTCTGGTTCTCAATGCACCGTTATCAGTCAACCCTTGATTTTTTCAGTCGTCGTACTGACATCACTCTCGATCCTTTTCCCCTAGTTTGGCTCAAATCCGATAACGTAGGTATCTTACCAGACCCCTCTCGGGGCCCGAGGAGGATTTATGAAACAGCATTCTTTGGACATCGTGGAGACAGAAAAGTTGTCAATTCGATATCAAATGCTTACGCTGCTCCGACAGATCGAGGCTTCCACATGTCTACGAAGCCCGAGCCGGTCCTGCGCAATTTCTTCCGTATGTTCGTCGATGAGAGTACACTTATGCTCGACCCCACCTGTGGATCAGGAAGTTCGCTGCGAGCGGCTGAATCTCTGTCTGCAAAGTATGTTCTTGGATTGGAAATCAATGAGGATTTTTGCCAGCAAGCAAACCGAGCGCTGAAGAACGCGCGGCTGTTGC